TACTGGGTTCGCTGCTGGGTTCGCTGCTCATGAGCTTGATGAAATGGCTAAGGCTGTTGCTTTAAATACCTTAGCAAGCGTTGAGGGTGCAAAGGATGCGCAAAACGTATTGCTAACATTCAAAAGCATTTCTGAAGATGTGTTTAGTGAGTCGTTAATAGTTGCTCAAGATTTAGCATCCGTAATGGGCGGCGATATAAAATCAGCAGCTATGCAATTGGGCAAAGCGCTTGAAGACCCTATTGCGGGGCTTAATGCCCTAAAACGATCAGGCGTTTCTTTTAGCCAGTCAGAAAAAGACCTAATTAAAGACATGGTTGCAGTCGGCAATGCTGCTGGCGCTCAAGCGTTCATGTTGAAAACATTAAAAGATCAGATTGGTGGGGCTGGTGCTGCTGAGGCTGATTCGCTATCTGGTGCAGTTGATACGCTTGGCCAAAACTGGCAAAACCTCATGGTTACTTTGGCCGACACTACTGGTGCCGCTACTGGTGTGCAATCTCTAGTGAGCACTATGGGCAAGGCTATTGATGAGATAAACCAGATGTTAAACCCTAGGGATGCTCAGCGCATGGCTGAACTATGGGTTGAAAGCATGAATCTAAAGAATGAAATAAAAGAGCTTGAAGAATCTGGCCGCTCTAATTTCTTCTCTATGAATGTCGATTTAATAAATACAGCCAAGATAGAGCTAAAGGCTGTAAACGCAGAATTGTCAAAACTTCAAGATGCTAAAAAAGCAGATCAGATTTTAGAGAAAGAGGCTGATGATGCAAAGGCTTCTAGGGATAGGGCGACAAAAGCAGCGGCAGTTGGTGATACCAGTCAAACAGCAATACCCAAGCAAAGCTTTTCATCCTTTAAGCTTGCCGACTTCTTTAGAGAGCAAGCTGACGAAGAGGTAAGAATAAACAAAGAAAAGAACGACAAGAAACTAGAAGATGATAAAGCTCTAGCAGAATCTAAAAAGGCAATGCAGCAATTAGAAATTAGCACAACTGCTGACTTATTCGGGAATCTTGCTAGTATAGCCGCGGCTGGGGGTGAGGATTCATTCCAAACATATAAAAGAATGGCTCAAGCTCAGGCAGCGGTTAGCGCGGCTTTAGCGATTAGTAATGCACTAGCAGCACCAACTGGAAACCCTGTCTTAAACGGCGCAATGGCTGTAAGTATAGGGGCGTTAGCAGCGGTTCAAATAGCACAAATTGAGCAGCAGCAGTATCAAGGCGCTAGAGCAATGGGCGGGCAGGTTTCAAGCGGTCAAAGCTATGTTGTTGGTGAGCAAGGTCGAGAAGTCATAACTATGGGCGCTCAAGGTGGATTTGTAACACCTAATCATAAATTAGGAGGTGGTGAAAGCATCACTGTAGTTAACCAGATTGGCAACGGTGTTTCTGGTAACATTAGAGCTGAAGTAATTTCCATGATGCCCGCTATAATCGCGGCAACATCAAAAGCGGCTAGAGGCTCAAGAAGATGACCATTGATATTGATATTAAGCCAGACGGGGCTAGCCTTGGCATAGCTCCAAATATTCAGACCTTTACCAGCTCATTAAATGCTTTCGAGCAATTCAGAGAGCTACCTGGTTCGCGCTGGTTTGGCTCCTTTACTTGGTCAAATCGTCAAGGTGTTGATGCTAAGACACTAAAGGGCATTTTCTCATCACTTAACGGCCCAGTAGGTACGTTCAGAATAACGCCTCCAGATAGTGAAAGCTTAGGTACGTTTCTTGGTGCGGGCAAAGTTAACGGGGCCTCGCAAACTGGCAACCAATTAATTACTAATGGTTGGGATATTAATCAACCTCTATTAGGCTCTATCGGTGATTATATTGAGATAAACAACGAGCTTAAAATCTTAACGGCTAACGCTTCCAGTGATGGCTCAGGTAATTCGACGCTAACCTTTGCACCTGCTATTCGTAAAAGCCCTACTGACTTATCTGACGTAATTACTAGTAACCCTAAGCTAACGGCTCGAATCGTTGGTGAATCGCCTATTTGGGCATTATCAGCGCCTATTATTCACGCCATATCAATTGAATGCAGCGAGGTCGTTTAAATGTCCCGTGTTATTGACGATGCAACAGTGTTGGCAATGCAGGCTGATGTTGTTAGGCCGATAGTCTTGGTGAAGATTGCCACGCCTTCGCTTGATATATTAATGACCAGTGGAATGCAGGATATTGACTTTGGCGGAGACACTTACACCTATGGCACTCTTGGCAATATCAGCACAATACCAGAAACGGACGACCTAAAAGACTCATCCATATCATTAACCTTTAGCGCTGTTGATCCTGCAACCATTGCGGCGGTATCTGCTGCTGACTTTGTTAATAGTCCGGTTGTGGTAAGAGTTATGTTCTTTGATGAAAACTGGGTTTCAGTTGGTGATGGCCTGTCGTTCTTTGAAGGTAGTGCCAGCTCGCAAAACATAGCTTTAGGTAAGCAAGCTGAAATTACGGTATCATGTAAGTCTAAAATTTCAACGCTTAGCCGTCCACGGTCTGAAAGATACAGTGATCAAGACCAGCAAGCAAAATACCCGGGTGATTTAGGCATGCAATACGCATCAACAGTTTCAAGCCAAGATATTGTTTGGCCCGCTTCGGAGTGGTTTGGTTAATGGGTATTTGGGATGACATAAAGAAAGGCGCGACAGACATTGGCGAAAGTATTACCGATTCTGCTGACTCTATTGTTGATAGCGCTGGTGATTTTGGTCGTGCGGTAGGTCGTGGGGATTTTGCTGGTGCAGCTAATGACCTGCTGTCTATTGGCTCTGAGATAACCAACGTCTTAACAGGCGTAATTCTTAATATAACGTATGACGCGCTGAAAGATTGGGTTCTTCCTGATATACCTCCGGTAGATTACGAAGATAGAAAGGTCACTATTAATGATGCTAGTGCAGCTCGAAAGCTAGTTTATGGAACTGTAAGGACTGGCGGCGTTACTCGATACGCTGAATCATCAGGCACTAATGACGATACCCTACATTTAATTGTTATCTTTGCGGCTCATTCTTGCAATTCAATATCAGAGATTTACTTTGGTGATAAGCTAGCCTTCATTGGCACCACTGCACAAGGTGACTTCGTAGGCAAAGCCACGGTGATAATTGAGACAGGTAAGCAAACAACCGCTAATGCCGCAATCGTTGCTGATACTCCAGATGGCTGGACAAATAACCATAAATTATTAGGTCAAACATACGCCTACTTCAAGCTAACTTATGACACAAAAGCATTCGGCTCAGCCCCTAGAATTACGGCAACCGTTGTCGGAAAAGATGACATCTATGACCCTCGCACACTAACCAGCGGATATACTGACAATCACGCTTTAATAGTTCGGGATTACATTGGCAGCGAATACGGCTTTAGCTCTAGTAATGTTTTAGAGCAATCGTTTATTGATGGCGCGAATATAAGTGATGAGCTTGTGCCTAGTGGCTCAGGCTTAACAGAAAAGAGATACACAGCTAACGGAGTGATCTCAATAATAAACGCACCAGAGGGGCCGTTACAGAACCTTTTACAAGCTGGCTCGGCCTCCATTCAATATGTACAAGGGACTTTTATTTATGTCTCTGGCAAATTCGCAGCGCCTAGCAATCCCTCTGTAAATTCAGGCTTCAACTTTAGTGAGTCGGATTTAATTGGCGGTATTTCAATGTCCCCAACTGGTGATCTTGAGGGTAGAGTTAACGCGGCCCGTGGTACTTATATTGACCCAAATCAAGATTATGAAATTGTTGATTTCGTTCAATTGCTTATCCAGGACTACGAAACGCAAGATAAAGAAATACTATTCGCAGATACTAAGTTTCAATTCGTTAACTCTGGCACAGCAGCCCGCCGATTATCTAAAATAATGCTAGAGCGTTCGCGTTTTGGTGTTTCCGTGTCTGCTAAGTTCAAGTTTAAGATGCTTGAATTCAGTGTTGGTGATCGTATAACTTTGTCAGTTGATTTGCTTGGCTGGGTTGATAAAGTCTTTAGAATCGAGTCAATGGAAATTGCGCTTGATGGTATTGATTGCGCACTTCAGGAAGATGGCGAATTAGTCTGGGATTGGAGCGAGGGTGATGCTTTAGTAGTTACGCCACCGCCCGCCGTTAACCTTCCAAACCCCGCCTTCGTTGCTAAGCCTCAAAACATTACGGCTAGCGAGTCTTTATACTTTGCCAACGACAAAAAGACAATTAGAAGTCGTTTATTAATAAGCTGGGATGGCTCTATTGCTGTTCAGCGCTGGGAATTACAAGGCTCTTATCAAGGCAGTCAATTTTCAACGCTATCTGATTACTTAACAGCACCAAGCTTTAGGTTTGATGATGCCCAAGTGGGTGAGTGGGTGTTTCGTGTTCGCGCCAGAAATGCTCTAGGTGTGACAAGCGGATTTACTGACTTTCCATTTACCTCGCTAGGCAAGACCGCACCACCTGAAGACGTATCTGGATTTGTTGGGTTGATTAGACCTTATAGCATTGAGCTCTCATGGCTGCCTGTTTCAGATATTGATTTAGACAGCTATGAATTAAGGCTTGGTACTGACTGGGAAACTGGCGAGCTATTGCAACGCCTAACTGCTTTACGCTGGTCATGGGAAACTCGACCAAGTGGAACAGAGCGCGTATTTATAAAGGCGATCGACACTACTGGCAATTACTCAGAAACCCCTATCGTTGCAGAAAT